TGCAAATGATGCAATAGTAGCGGTGGGAACGTCGTCGTCATCTTCATACATTGCGGCATGGGCGTGGTCGGGCAGTGGATTCGGCGCAATCAAATCAAATCCGTCAAGCCCGCCAACGGCCCTTACGCGATCCGTTGCGTTTGTAAATGATGGCAGCGCTGTGGCCGTTGGATTTGACGCGTCACCGTTTATTCATGTGTACGCATGGTCCGGCGGCGCTTTTGGCGCAAAGTTTTCCAATCCGTCAACGTTGCTTACATCAGCGCCGATGGCGATTGAATTTAACCCGGCTCGCACGGCGGTGGCGGTTGGTCAAATTGCATCTCCTTACCTGGGTGCATATGAATGGTCGGGCAGCGGGTTTGGAGCAAAATATGCCAATCCGTCTAACGTTCCGACAGACTTTGTGCGCAGCATATCGTTCAACTCTACAGGCGAGTGGCTGGCAACAAGTAATTCGTCTACCAATTATTTGACCGTGTATCAGTTTTCTGCCGCAACAGGATTTGGAGGCGTTCGACGTCCGCCCCTTGCGCAACAAGTATTAACCAGAGGAACGGTATTTACCAAGTGAGGACATAATGACCAAAGTTGAAATGTTGACGCAAGCGAAAACCATGCGCGAACAGGAAATTTTTGAATATCAAATTAATATTGACAACTTCAAAATTGCATTACAAAACATAGCTGCGATGCCTGCCGAAGAACGTCAAAGCGTCAGCGAGTTTGAGGCGCAGCTTTCTAAACTTTTAAACGACAATTTGCGCGAACAGAAAAAGGCGCAAATTATGCTTGACGCGATTAATGCGCAATTGTAAGAACGGCTATGACGCTCAAGAAACTTGTACTCAAACCCGGCGTCAACCGGGAGAACACGCGGTATACCATGGAGCAAGGTTGGTATACCAGCGATAAGGTACGGTTTCGTCAGGGCACGCCCGAAAAGATTGGCGGGTGGACCCGATTGTCGCAGTATGAGTATCTTGGGGTCTGCCGCGCATTGTTTTCTTGGGCGGCGCTGGATTCCAATGTGTGGACAGCGGTTGGCACCAACCTTAAGTTTTACGTAACGCTGGGTACGCAATACTATGACATCACGCCCATCAGGTCGACGACCCCAGCGGGCGCGGTAACGTTTTCTGCGGTAACGGTTTCTCCGTATAGCTCAACCATTACCGTCACGGACGTTGCGCATGGCGCATTGATCAATGACTTTGTGACGTACAGCGGCGTTGCCGTGGGCGGCCTGGGTGGCAACATTACGCAGGCTGTGCTTGAGCAGGAATATCAAGTAGCACAAGTCATTGATCAAGATACATACACCATTATTGCCAAAGACCCGACCACAGGTTTGCCGGTTACGTCCAACGCTTCAGATACCGGGAATGGTGGAGCGACGGTAATAGCCGCTTATCAAATTAACACTGGGAGCGCAATTGCGACCGTGCCTAGCCCAGGGCCGTCAGCGTCTTGGGGTTTGGGTAGCTGGGGTTCAGGCCCGTGGGGCGGCGGCGCTAACGTTGTGTTGCCGTTGCGCGTATGGAGCGAAGGCAACTTTGGCGAAGACCTAATCTTTGGGCCGCGTGGCGGAGGCATGTACTACTGGGACACAAGTCTTGGTACGAATGTGCGAGCGGTTGCGCTGGATGGAATTCTGGGTTCTGTTGATGTCCCGACGGTTCAGAACTTCATTCTAATCTCTGACATCTACAGATTTGTCTTTGCGTTTGGCTGCAACGACTATGGTCTGACAACTCAAGATCCAATGTTGATTAGGTGGTCTGACCAAGAAAACGCCATCAATTGGGAGCCGTCGGCTACTACGCAGGCTGGAAGTCTCCCATTGTCTCGCGGATCAGAGATCATCACAGCCATCCAATCACGGCAAGAGATTGTGGTATGGACGGATACTGCGGTCTATTCATTGCAATATTTAGGCGCTCCCGAAGTGTGGGGAGCTCAGCTTCTAGGCGACAATATTTCTATCGCTGGCCAGAATGCGGTAGCTTTTTCCAATGGCGTTGCATTTTGGATGGGCGTAGACAAGTTCTACCGGTATGACGGTCGAGTTCAAACATTGCGATGCGACCTCCGGCAGCATGTGTTTGGCGACATTAATTTGTTGCAGTTGGGGCAGGTATGCTCAGGGACCAACGAAGGCTTTAACGAAGTCTGGTGGTTCTATTGCTCTGCAAATTCCACTGTTGTAGACCGGTACGTGGTGTACAACTATTTAGAAGACATTTGGTATTACGGGTCTTTGGGTCGCACCGCGTGGATTGATTCTGGGTTGAGGGCGTACCCGCTGGCCGCGACGTATAGCAACAATCTTGTCGAGCATGAGTACGGTGTTGATGACAATCAAACGGACGTGACTTTGCCGATTGTTGCAACAATTGAGTCGGCGGAATTTGACTTGGATGATGGTGACAAGTTCATGTTCATTCGGCGGGTTCTGCCAGATATTACGTTCCGTGGATCGACGGCGAATAACCCATCTGGGGAGCTGTCGCTGATTCCCATGCAGAACTCCGGTTCGGGCTATAACAATCCGCGTTCGGTTGGCGGGTCAAGTAACGCTGGCGTGGTGCGTAGCGCTACAGTTCCGATTGAGCAGTTTACTGGTCAGGTCTATATTCGTGTACGCGGGCGACAGATTATTGTGAAGTTTGAGTCGTCGGATGTTGGCGTAGCATGGCAGCTTGGTTCGATGAGGCTTGACATGCAGCCTGACGGGAAGCGAGCATGACGCTGATTGTCACGACAGACTATGAGCTGCAAAAGATAGCTCCGCCCGCCCTGCCGCAAGCCACCCCGATTTATTCCCAGGCGTATCAGGATCAGTTCAACAATGTTCTGCGTCTGTACTTCAACCGACTAAACAACATTCTGAGCCAGCTCATGGCAATTGACACGTCTATTCCGATTTCCTTCCCGCCGACCGCACTGGATGCGTTTGGCCGGCAGCGTGTTAGTCAGCCATATACGCTCTTCGATAGCCAAAACCGATATGCCGCTGACAACCAATTTGACGTGGCTGTCACGGGGACGGGGGTTGCTACATACTTGCCCAACGAAGCAGCGGTCAAGATGGAAGTTACGGGCGCCGGCGCTGGGTCGGTAGTGCGGCAGAGCTATCGTTCGTTCCCGTATCAGCCCGGCAAGGGGCTGTTGGTGTTGGCAACATTTGTGATGGATGGAAGCCAAAACCTAAATTTGACGCAGCGGGTTGGTTACTACAACGCACAAAACGGTGTCTTCTTCCAGCGCATTGATGGCACGTATTCGTTTGTCCTACGTTCGTATGTAACCGGATCGGTGTCAGATGCGCGGACGGTTAACCAATCTAGTTGGAACGGCGACAAACTGGATGGTACTGGCCCATCAGGGTTAACCCTAGATCCCAGCAAAGCTCAAATATTGTGGATGGATTTTGAGTGGCTGGGTGTTGGCTCGGTGCGATGCGGCTTCATCATCAACGGTCAGTACATTGTTTGCCATACGTTTGAGAATGCCAACGTCATTGCCAACGTGTACATGACGACTGCAATATTGCCTGTGCGGTACGAGATTGTCAGTACGGCGGCGGTTGCTGCGTCCATGAAAGCGATCTGTTGCTCGGTGGTTTCAGAGGGCGGCTTTGAGCAAACGTCGATTGATCATGTTGCGCGGCGAACGACAATCTTAGGCACAATAAGCACGACATTCCTGCCGTTGGTGTCGATTCGTTTGGCCTCCGGCAGGCTGGGCGCGGTAGTGCTGCCAAATCGCATTCAGATGCTCCCCACCACAAGCCAAAACTATGAGATTGCGTTGGTCAAAAATCCAACACTGACGAGCGCGTCTTGGGTGGCGGTGCCAACAGATTCCAATGTTGAGTACGATGTATCTGCGACAGCAATGACAGGCGGCAGCATTGTGCAAACCGATTACGTTACGGCATCAGGATCTGGTGGCGTTGGCAATACAAGCGAGCCTACCGGTTATAACTGGGATTTGCAGTTAGGGGCTAGCATTGCTGGCGTGAGCGACATATACACGTTGGGAGTGCGCGTGGTGTCTGGGGCTACAACCGGCGACGCTGTTGGGTCGCTTTCGTTCTACGACTTGACGCAGTAATTAGGACGCGCCGACATGGGCTGGTTGAAAGATCGATTAAAAGACGCTGGGGACTTTTTTTTCCACGGTGGCCTTGAAGATGACATCAAGGAGCTAGGTCGTTCCATTGACGATAGCGTTCATTCGCTTGGTCGGCGCGTTGAAGACACGATCAAGGGATTTGCAAAGCAGATTGAAGACGATCCGCTTAAAGCGGCGGCGTCTGCGTTAGCTATTTACTCTGGTCAGTGGTGGGCGCTTCCTGCTGTTAACGCAACAGATGCGCTGCTTGCCGGCGCGGACTTGGAAGATGCGGCCAAGATAGCTGCAAAAACCGCAGCCGCCCAATACATTACCCAGCAAATTACAGGGTACGTGGGCGAGTCCGATACGGTTCGCCAGTTTGGGCGTGACATATCAGAGTTGTTGGATGCGCAAAGTGCGCCCGGTGGCGTGGATTCATGGTCGGAATGGGCAGATTACGCGGAAGCGGCCATACCCGAAGAAGACATTATTGCGTTTGCCAACCTTGGATCGAATGGTCTTAATGCAGCCGCGCAAACTGTCGTAAGCGGGGTCGCTGGCGCCGCTGCTGCGGGTGTTAATGCGCTGATTCAAAAGAAAGACATTCCGTCAGCGCTACTGCAAAGCGTTACAAACACAGCGTTCCGCACTGTGTTGAACTCGGGGCTGTCGAACGACGCAATTAGAAATGCTCCGGACTTTGTGAAG